TTATGACACTTTCAAATTTGTCATGTAGGTCTGACTTGTGAGAGATTACAAAGATATTCGCATCCTTAATAATGTATCTAATGATCTTTAAAAACTCATCAGTTCCATAACCATCCAATGAACTATCAAAAATTTCATCAAGAATTAAAAGATTAGTGTTTGTTGAATTTTTGATTTTAGCAACTTCCCTCCAAGTGAAGAGAAGTGCCAAATCTATTCTTTGTTTTTCACCCTCACTAAATGAGGAATAAGAAAAATCTTCATGAATTGGTGTTTGGACTGTTTCGTTAAATTCCTCGTCCAGAGTAAAGTTAATGTAAAAATCCATCATCTGAAGATATCTATTCACTTGCTGATTAATCAAAGGAAGATACTTTTTGATGATTTTTGTTTTTACACCTCCGTCTTTTAAAAGACTGTAAATAAAATCGTAGTAAGTAATATTCTCTTTTTTAGTATCGAAGTCTTCAGTTACTAACTGTAGATCTTCTTGAAATTTTGCTAACTTGTCATGCTCAACACTTCGGTTTGCAAGGTCTTCGGCAGTTCTTTGAATTTCATTTTGTAAATCTCTGATCTGTCGATGTATTGATGTAATCCGAGAATTGTTTTTAGAAATACCATTCGTTAAGTTAGAAACATCCTTGGAAATCTGAAGGAAATGATCTTCTCTGATTTCTTCATCACGAATTGCCTGCTCAAGTTCTTCATAACCAGATTGCAGTTCTTTTGCCTTTGATTTGGCTTCACTAATTTTATTTAACCGAAACTCATTTTCTAATTCTTGAGTGCAGGTAGGGCATACCGTATTTTCTGTAAAGAAAGTATACTCGTTAGTGATTGTCGATACTTTTTGAGTGATTTTTCCTTTAAGGTTTCCTAACTTACGAAGTTTTTCTTTTGCTCCTTTATAAGATTCTAGTTTCTTATTCAGGTCTTCAATTTCAGCACCAAGATTTTCTACTTCTTCCCCAAGAGAAGTTTCTTCATCACAAAGTTCATCGATCTTATCTTCTTTATCCTTTATAGACTCCTTTCCTCTCTTCTCAATATCTGCAATGAAATTTTCTTGCATAGAAATTTTATCATAGATAGATTCTTTTTTAAGATCTAAAGTTCTGATCTCCTCTTTTAACAACTTTATTTTATTTTTTATTACTGCATTCATAGAAGAAAAGATCTTAATATCCAAAAGATCTTCAATCACTTCTCTACGACTTGCAGCAGTAAGTTGCATAAAAGGAACAAAATTACTACTACCCAAGATAACAATCTGGGTAAAAGATTTATAGTTCATTTTCAGAACATTTTGCTCAAACCACTTCTGCTGATCAGAAGAAGATGCATCTTGATTTAAGAGACTTCCATTTTTATAAATCTCAAAAATTCCAGGTTTAATTCCCCTACGAACTTTCCAAGAAATAGTTCCGATTTGAAATTCAATCTCAACTAAACATTCCTTTTCATTTGTAGAGTTGATCAGTTGAGGTTTGTTTATTCCACGAAAAGATTTGCCAAACAAAGAAAAGGTAAGAGCATCAAGCATCGTACTCTTACCTGCACCATTAGTTCCAACGACTAAAGTGGTTAATGATTTATTGAAATTAATTTCTGTGAAAGAATTTCCAGATGAAAGAAAGTTTTTATAACGAATAGTTTCAAATAAGATCATGTTGTACTTTTTTCTTCAGGGGGTATTACGATATCATTAGAGGTAAAAATTTTATACTTATAACCATGAAATTCACATGCCTGTGTAATTAATTCTTCCTCAACTTCAATTACATTCATTTCTGGAGAACCAGATTCTTCGAGTAACATTCCGAATCTAATGGCATCATCTTCCTCTTCGAAGATATAAAGAATTTGCTCTCCGTAATCATCAGTCACAGAGTATGCACCTTCTTCTTCTCTGCCGTCTATTGTGATAATAAACATCTTACATCATTTCGCAAGCTTCTTGATACACTTCACGAATCATATGTTTGATAGTACTTTTGTTCATATCAACTTCAGATTCTAAAATATATCTATCTAGTAAAGATAAAGTATCTTCAGATTTTACTTCGTCTTCAGTTTCTTCTTCATTTATTTGCTGAAATGTCTCTACAATTTTGACTTCAAAAGGATTTGCTTTGTAAATTTTATCCAGGAACTTATCAAACTCTTTTAGTTTTGACTTACTCTGAACAATTACTTTTACATACTTACCTTTATAAGGTCTTATGTCAAGAAGAGATGCTGGTTCATTATTATACTTAATGACATGAAAGAGTTGATGTGGATTATTAATATGAAAATGCTCTAAGGTTTCTGTATCGAAGATAGTAAATCCTCTGGGATCGCCAACATCACTCCAGAACATTTCATAAGGATTTCCTAGATAGAAGACTGTTCCGTCATCCGATCGAGTGTGATAGTGACCGCTGAAGACCTTGGAGAACTTTTTAAATAGTTTGCCTTCCATACCATGCTCCATGACGATTTGCGAATTAACTCTAAATCCTGCAAGCTCAAGGTGCCCCATCGCACATAGGCAAGTTGTATTTTCAATAAGTGAATAACTATCTGTTTTATTGTTTTCATTAATCCAAGGTAAAAATAAAATATCCAATCCTCCAATATTAACCTCACTTGGAGATGAATATGTTTTTATATTTGGATAAGATTTAAGAAGCAGTTCTGGAGAATTAATTTCGTTAGTATTCTTATAATAAGTATCATGATTACCAACAATCATGTGAACGTTATATTTCGAAAGAGGATCGAATACAACACGCTTTGACCACTCAAGACTAGAATAATCAATTGCTTTACGGGCATCAAATGCATCGCCCATATGAATGACTGTATCTATCCCGTACTGTTCCAGCGTCGGGAAAAATACATCATTATAAAAGAGTTCAAAGTAATCCTGGAAAACTTGAGAACCCTTACGAGCACCATAATGCGTGTCAGTAATAATAGCAACTTTCATTCAATAACGAACTTTCATGTGAACGTTTTCCTTGATGCTATTATAATCTGAATAGTTTGATCCGTCAATAGTATTGTCGTCACAGAAGACTTCATCAAATCCTGTCTTCTCAAGAATCTTATTTTTGATTTCTAACTGCTTCTTTTCTTTTTGAATACGTCTCAGAAAAGCATAATGAATGATCTGCGTAAAGTATGCAAATGGATTCTGAGACTTCTCTGGATTAAAATTTAAAATATACTGAACACAGTTTTCAATACCATCACTAATCATATCATCAATGAAAAGATAATTAATAAAGTTTGTTTTGTATGAAAGGTGTGTTGCGATCTTTAAGAAACATTCTCCAATATATCTTGGAATCTGAGGTTTATTTGGACTCCTCCAATGCTTCAATTCATCCTCAGCAATATCTGGATTCTCCTTTCTTGCTGCTTCTCTGACTTTATTTCTGTAAACAATCAGTGCTTCCAAAAACTCTTTGTTGTTCACATAATGCTCAGACCTTTTTCTCTTAGGCATAGTTCCAACCTGTATCATAACTTATACTAATCTACTATGTAGATATTATAACACTTTAGTCTGATAAATGAAAGCTTGACACTACTATGGATATCTATGTATAATGTCTTTGTCAGGTTTGAAGAGAATAACTTAGCTATTATTATAGAGTTTCTCTAAGGTCTTCTTTGCTTCAGATACACTTGAGATATATCCCATTCTTCTAGATATTCCAGTGCTATTAGAATATGTATCACCAGAATAACCAACAAATCTTTGATGAAGAGTAATTATTTCAACATCAGAAGATTCAGTTACTGTTAGTATATCGTCCATAGAAACTATCAATAGATCATCACTTGAGGTTTTAAGCCAAGGTTCTACCTTGTATCCAGATCCTTTTCCTCTAAGTTTAACTTCACAAATAGTAATGGGACTAGTTACTAATATCTGATCACCATCTTCTGTAGGAGCTATTTTTGCAAATATCTCTTCACCATTTTTAAATTTTATTGTTGCATAAAAATCTTCTTGTATCATACTTTTAAATTGATAGGTATTATTTCGTAATTAAAGTTCTCCTCATTATAAATTTTAATCCTTTCTATAAAATGATTTAAAGTATAATTCTTTCTTGAGTTGTAAGTGCAATCATCAGCAATATCATAAAGAACTGCTTTGGATTTGTTTTTTCCTTTTCTTAAAACTCTTCCGATAGATTGTAAATTTCTTATTCTAGATTTACTAGGAGAAGCAAAGATTACATTGTGTAAATTTTTAATATTAATACCTGTTGAAAAGACACCGTAAGAAGCAATGATAATAGCGTTATTTTCTCTCTCTGTAATTTCTCTTACTTTCTCTCTTTCAACAGTGTTTACGCCACCATGTACAAAAAATACTTTTCTACCTTCGGAGACAGAATTATTTATTAGTTCAAAAAGTGGTACTCCATGTCCTTCTATTCGTGAAAACAGAACAAGAGTATTTCCATTCAAACTAATCACTAAATTTCTTATAAACTTATTTCTCTTCTCATTACCAATAATAAATTGAACCTCATCTTCAAAGGTTTCAAACTTCTGAGGATTATGTTTTAATGTAAGGCAATGAATATCTAACTTTGAGATATGCCCTTTATCCATTAACTCTTTAGTTCTGGTTACTTTGTATGAAGGCCCAAACAATCCCTCTAAGACCCACTTATGCGTCTGTGTGCCGTCTAAAGTACCTGTGAACCCAAATCTATACTTACATGAATGTAACTTGGACATAATGTTAATTAGAGACTTACTTTTGAAAAGATGTGCCTCATCACCAATCACTACTTCATAGTCATTAAAGAATTGTTTCTCTAACTTGTAAATTGATTGCCAGGTTGTTATAGTAACCTGATACTCATTAGTCTTTTCCCTTCCACTATAAATCTTGTGACAGTATGACTCAGCGTCCCAACCATAATCCTCAAAGTCCTTGTACATCTGCTCTACAAGAGATGTCGTTGGAACAACTAGAAGAATTTTTTTGCCTTTATCCACATAGTATCGCACAACAGAATAAATCATCAACGATTTGCCGCTTGCAGTGGGACTTATCAGTAATTTTCTATTATACCTTAGAGCACCATATACTCCCTCAACTTGATAATCACGGGGAGAAAAAGAACAAATAGAATGCATATAATCTTTTACACCTTCCATTGAGATCTCTTCATTCACCTCAAATGGAAGACCATAAAATTTATTCTCCACAAACTCATAAGTGTAGTTGTGGTTTTTTAGCTTTGAAATAACTTTATCTAACAACCCGACATAGATTTCACCAGTATGAACTGAAAGGAGACGAATCATTCCGTCCCAATGCTTACTTCTCATTTGAGGCATAAACTTTGCCCCTGGAACTTCAAATGTAAAGTATTCCTGCAGTTCATACAAAATATGAGGTTCACATTCTAACTTGATGTAAACCTCATTCTTCTTGTGTATTCTTACATCACACATAACAAAATTACTCCCGTTATGTGTATTTATTACATATTCATAAACCTGTCTTCTAAAATAATTCTATAGAAATGATCTCTCATTGCTATTAAATCTTCTTGTTCTTGTGGTTTTCCACCAGACCATTTTTGAACTGCTTGTGAGAGACCAGTATGAATAATGCGAACTGCTTCAATGGGCAATTCTAAATTATAATATTCCTCCTCTTCCATTACCCTAAACCTGATTGGAATCTCATAAACTCAATAGAGTTTTTAATTTGATAAGTTCTATTATGTATTTGTTTGAGAATGTCTTCAATGTATTTTAGCATTACATCGTAATACTCCACTTTCAAAGTTACTTTGGAAAGTTTATCATCAGCATTCAAATACCTTTCCATGTCGTTTTTATCACGAACTTTCTTTTGAAAAGGTTCATCAATGTAAACATCAGGGTCTGCTTTTCCGGAATAAAACTGATGTCTTTCGTGTCTTATTTTTCTCTTCTGCTGTTCTGCGTTCTTTCTAAGAAGAACTATGTTATTATAAAGGTCAAAGTATTTTGCATGTAATGATGGGGTATTTAAAGATTCCGTATGTAAATTATCGATATCAATCTTAGAATCTTTTTCCCACATCTGTTGAATTATTTCAAGATCAATCATTTTATAGGATTACCATTCTTATCAAGTATATTATACATCATATATTTGAAACTTACATCTGCAGTGAAGTATTCTACTTCAGTATCTGTAGCATCGAAGTCTATAGCAGATATTGAATACGGAAAAAGATTTCTAAATCTTATTTGAAAATTTACTCTTTGATTACTATTCAATACCATTAAAGTTGCATCAGAATATAAATTCATTTGCGTTTTATCAGGTTGAATGAAATCAGGATTATTAGATTGCCAGTCATAAATTTCTTCTAAACTTTCTGGAAATCCTATACCTCTAATCCAATTTTGAATTTCCATAAAGTTTTCAAGATTTTCATCAATCAAAAATCTTAATCTGAGATCATCAAATTCTACTTTATCCCCAGGAATAGGTACATTAGTAGTGTAACTAGGTTGTACCGCAACACCAAGATTTAATGCTGGAATATTTGCACTATTACAGAAAAAAGAAACCTTAGGTGATCTATTTAAAGTAAATTTAAAACCAGTAGGAGATAAGAAATTTCTATTCTCTATCTGCTTATCGTATCTAGACATCGGTTTTTTAATTATTTAGATAAAAAAAGGGTGCCTTTCGGCACCCTCTGAAGTTCCATGTGAACTTGGATCACATGAGGTTCTTAACAAGAACTCTTCTGTAGTAACGGTTGCTATCTGCTTGGAGACGACCAAGAGCAGCAGAGTTACCAGAAGCAAGTCCACCTTCAGCGAATGGGTTAGCAACAAGACCATAACGGGTCTTAAAGCCGATCTTAGGCTGGAAGGAGTTCTCACCAACGGCACGGACCATTTGGAGAGGAACGTATGGGCAGTAGAACATGCCTGCGTCATAAGGTGAAGAACCCTTATAACCGACGACGTAATACTGATTACCACCGACGTTACCAGCACCACCAGCGCGGTTGGTTACGTTTGCAGCATATGGGTCAATGTATACGCGATACTTGCCCATCAGAGTACCAGCAAAGGTGTTGCCGGTTTCATCAACGTTCAGGTTAGCGTTGAGTGCTGGGGTGTAATCGAGAACACCAGCCATGGTCAGTGCGGAAGCAACGTCTGCGGAGCAGAGAATGATATTGCCCTTTCCACGACGAGTTCTGGTTGCGATCTGGTTAGCATCGCGCTCGATTTGGAACAGAAGACCCTTGAACTTCTCAACAGACCAGCGACCGTTGGAGTCAACGTCGAGGTCAAAAGTACCTTGAGTTGCAACGTTTGCAGTTGCACCTGCTTCAGCAGTGATGTAGATAGAACGGATGACTTCGCGGTTGATTTCAGCAAGAATTTCGCTAGACAGAATGTTAGCGAGTTCTGCTTCAGCGTTAAGACCATGAATTGCCTTCAGGTCTTGTGCGAGTTCTAAGGAGTACTCTGCTTTCAGAGCTCTTGACTTCGCTGTAACGGTGACTTTCTCGATCGAGAATGCCATCTCGTTGAAACCAGCATTGGTATCGTAACCGAGACCTTCAGCGTCTCCAGTGGTCATACCACCAGTTACGTTATATTCACCACTTGCGTTCAGGAGACCAGGGTTGGTGTTACCAGAGATAGCAGCAGTAGTACCGATACCAACGTCACCTGCATAACCAGACTGGTTATTGAGGGTGTTGTCTGCGTTCTCTGCAGAGAAGCGGGTATCTGCTTCATCAAACAGTGCTTCTTGACCAGACTGATTGGTGTAGCGTGAGCGCATTGCGAAGATCAGTCCAGTAGGACCAGTCATTGGCTGAACGCCTGCGAGGTCATAAGCGACCAGGTTAGGCATAGAGCGTCTGATCAGGGAGATCAGAACT